TATCCAACAACTCAACCACAACCAGTGAAACATTTAGAAGAGAAAACTACAGAATTGTTTCTGGTACATATGGCACACAAGCAAATGTCACAAGCTCTGGTAATGCTTGGGACTCTACTCAGTTATTGTCGTCTAACGGAGGTCTTCTGTTTTATAATGAAAGACTTTACTATCCTACAGACTCAGATATCCCTAACTCAGGAGACTTCTCTTCTATTACTAATGGCCCAGCTTCAAATGCTGATTATTCTGCCTTAACTGGTGATAGACACTTTTATAGATACTTTACAAACACTGGAGCTTCTTCACAAACGAACTTCCGTTTAACCTTCTCTGGTGACTCAAGTACTAGGATTGTCCCTTCAACTACTTCTCTTTCTTCAACAAATATACACGTATTTGTCAAACTCCCGACCACAACAAATTCAAAACAAACAGGTTGGTTGGATCTTGCTGTTGCTTCTGCTTCAGACGAAAGCCAATTAAATGACGGAGACGGTGCCTATGTTGGAACTCCTTCAAACTTAACTATCAATACTACCCATGAAGGAACTTTTGTTACTCAAACAGTAGAACAAAACGAGAACCTAGTTATTAGAGTTGTGGCTGGTGATACTTGGACTGGTTACATTTCTTCAATTTCGATTGCCTGGGGTAGCTCATAATGGCCTTAGAAGATTCAGCAAAACTAAATCTTTCTCTTAAAAAGATCTTGGGAAAAGCACAAACTTCTAACTTAAAAGAAGTTTATAACGAGAACCTAGGCTCTAATGTTAGTATTGGTGCTTCTACTGTATTTGGTGAATCAATACCAACTTATACTTCTAGTTCTTTCTACACAATCATATCTGGAACTGTTGAGAGAGTAAGATTAAATGTTACACCGATTGAGGGCACAAAAGATGCTAGTGGTAGATATCAAGGTTTTGAACTAAGCCTTCCTTCTGATTATGAAGCAAGTTCTTCTAATCCATCGGCTAGTATTTCGCCATTCACAAACAACTCGGTGTTAAATGCTTCAAACGGAAAACTACAGTTAATTCCACCTTCTTTTGGAAATGGCTATACTGTAACAACTTATCACACATCGAGCGGTCTTACTCAAATCACTGCCCTTGATGCTAGAGATTGGGTACTTGATTACTTCAATGGTGTATTTTTCCAACAAGATCCTCCATCAAATACGGCAGAAAATCCTGTATATGTTGATGCTTTTGTTTACGTTGGTCGTTATGTTGACTCTCTATTGACATCTGGTGGTGGTTCTGGCGATGCTTCAGGCCAAGGGCCAATCGGCTCTCTTCAGTTTCATACCGGCTCAGGAGGTATATCGGGTTCAGCAAATTTAGTTTATGCCAGCAACACCCTTTCGCTAACAGGAACTTTAATAGTATCTGGTACTATCCAAGCCAACACATTTGACATTATACAAACCAACCTCACCGAGATTAATGCTTCTGGTTCAACAAACTTTGGTAACTCTTCTGACGACACCCACAATTTCCAGGGAGAATATGTAAAGCTTAATTCTGGACTGGTTGTAAAAAGAATACGAATCTCTTCAAGTCAAACTATCACATCTGACAACTACTACATCGGAGTAGACTCATTCACCCCAAGTGCTTCAGTTACTGTCACTCTACCTGATGCTTCAACGCTACAAAATGGACAAGCCTTTGTTATCAAGGATGAAGGCGGAAAAGCCGACCTATACAACGTTCTCGTCCAAGCGTCAGGATCACAATTAATTGATAATCAAAATCAAGTAGTTTTAGAATCATCTTATTCTTCTTTGATGCTTTATTGTGATGGCTCGTCAAAATTCTATATTGGGTGATGTTTTTATCCTTCCGAGAACACTACATATGTTGTAATGGGATGGTGTATCTACACCTCTCATTGACATTTTTTCTAGGAGGATATTTTTAAATGTCATATAAATTTCAAAAAGGCGATGCTACCCTTGATGGTGCTCTCGCTGTTTCAACAATTACTGTAGACGATGCTTCCGGCTTTGCTGGTAACGGCCTTGTCAACAACTCAGGCTCTCTTGATATTTCTGTTGCTGCTGCTGGCGGTATGGAACTCTCTGGCGATGCCCTTCAGATCAAAGCTGCTGGCGTTACCAACGCTATGCTCTCTGGTGCTATTGCTTCCAGTAAGCTTGCTGAGCTAAACAGCTTTGACACTGGCGACCTCACTGAAGGCTCAAACCTTTACTACACTGATGCTCGCTGGGATACCAAGATGGCTGCTGCTGATACTGGCGATCTTGCTGAAGGCTCTAACCTTTACTACACCGATACCCGTGTTACCACAAGAGTTGCTGATGCTGCTTCTGCCGCTGCTGTTCGCGGCCACTTCTCTGCTGGCCCTGGTATTGATATTGTTTCTGGTGCTGTCTCTGTTGATGCCCTTGGCGTCACTGATGCTATGCTTGCTGGCTCCATCTCTGATGGCAAACTTGCTCAAGATTACATCCAAACCTCAGAGGTTGATGATTCTTCAATTGAATTCTCAGGCTCCGCTCTTCAGGTCAAGGCTGCTGGTATCACTAACGCTATGCTTTCCGGCGCTATTGCTTCTAGCAAGCTTGCTGAACTAAACAGCTTTGATACCGATGCTCTTAGCGAAGGTTCTACCAACCTTTACTACACCGATGCTCGTTGGGATACTAAAATGGCTGCTGCCGACACTGGTGATCTTTCTGAAGGCTCAAACCTTTACTACACCGATGCCCGTGCTCGTTCTGCTGTCTCTGCTGGCGATGGTCTTGACTATGTTAGTGGTTCTGGTGTCTTCTCACTTGACCTTAAAGTCAGCGGTGGTCTTCAGATTGACACTGGTGAGCTAGCTCTTCAGGTAAACTCAAACCAATTTGCTATTGATGCTTTCGGTCTTGAGCTTTCTTCTTCAGTTGCTGGTGAAGGTCTTGAACTTCAGGCTGGTGCTCTTGTTGCTAAGCACGCCGTTGCTCAACGTACAGGTGCTGCTACTATAGCCTATGGTGTCAACATTTGTCCATCTGGTTCAAGTGCTTTCACCCTTACTCTCCCAACAATAGGCTCTAATGATATCGGCAAGACCGTTATCGTTAAAACTGCTAACGCTGCTTCTCACAACATCACTGTTCAAAGAGGTGGTAGTGATGTCATTGATGGCAGTTTAACTTCAGTTGTTCTAGAGTCTGATGGAGCAGCACTTACACTTGTAGGTGCTGGTCTAGGTCAGTGGGCTATCATCTAATCTAATCTTCTGATTAGGTTCAGATTTTTCCTGGGTGCCCTCCTTTATGGGGGGCATCCTTTTTTTGTGACTATTTATAATCGTTAATAACAAAAATGGAGTTTTTAAATGGCATTCAATATTGTCAAAGGCAATGTTCAATTCTCTGGTGACGGTCAAGGCACAATTGAGGATATGGTCGATGACCATAGTAATCAAACAATTGGAGGAACAAAGACATTCTCTAGTATGATTACTGCTTCACAAGGTGTCTCGGCCTCTGTGTATTATGGCGATGCCTCTAACTTAGATAATCTACCTTCAGCACCAGTGTCAACATACAACAGTTCATCTAACAATAGAATTATAACTTCTGTTGATTCCAGTACAATTCAAGGAGAAGTTAACTTAACATTCGATGGCTCTCTTTTGACTTTGGCGGGTGTTCTTTCAGCTTCTTCAAATATATCAGGCTCTGCTTTCTATGGAGACGCCACTGGTCTTACTAATATACCAACCGATCAGTTTTTTAATTCCATCTCTGCTGCTGACTTAAATCTTGGCGATGGTGTCGAGAACCTAAGCGATAGTCTTAAAATTAAACTTCCTGCCAACTCTGGTTTAAATCTAACAAGCAGCGGTCTTAGTCTCGATGTGAATAACTTAGCTCCTGCTCCTTCTGTAGCAGATGATTATAAGGTAACAGTTTATGACGGATCAAGTACAAAGAACACAACAGTACAAAATCTTGGAAGTTATATTCAATCAAATTATGTTGCTTTACCAAATGGCTCTAACGGACAAATACAATATTTCAGTTCAAATGAGTTTGGCTCAAGTGCTAACTTGACAATTAACTCAAGCGCAAATGTTTTCACCACCTCTCTTTCTAGAGTTCATTCTCATACTGTACAGACAGGCAGTTATTCATTATCTGCTGGAGACGAAATTGTTATAATGAACAACTCGTTGGTAGCTACCGCTAGCTTACCAACAATAACAAGCAACTTCTTAGGTATAGTTTTTACAGTCAAGAGAACTGGTACTGGTGCCGTCCATATTTCTGGTAGTGATACTATTGATTCGCTATCTTCAATAGACTTAACTCCACAAGGCTCCTTTATACAAATAATTGCTGCTGACTTTGGTGGTGCTAATTATGGATGGACGATTATAGCTAAGAGCGGTTCTTTCTAAAAAATGTACTTTTGATTTATAATCATACTAATTAAAGTGAAAAACTATTTTATAGGAGTTAATTGATGTCATCACTATTAGAACAGGCAATAGTTGATGCCAAGGCTTTGAAAGAAGCAGCATTGAAAAATGCAGAGGCATCTATTATTGAAAAGTATTCTTCCGAAGTTAAAAGCACACTTGACAAGCTTTTAGAACAAGAAGAGGCTCCCCCTGGTATGGAAGGAGATTTTGCCGATCTCGGAGGCGATCTCGGTGTTCCACCTGAAGGTGGAGTAGAAGAACCAGAAATGGGAATGGGAGGCCCACAGGGAGAAGAACTATTCGAAGATGATGACGAGCTTACCCTTTCGGCAACTGATGGTCTAGATAAATCTGATGTTCGTCTTAATGAAGAAGACGATGAAGTCCCAGTAACTATCAATCTTGACGCTCTTCGTGAGGCAATCGAGAATCTTGAAAATCAACTTGATGAAGAAGAAGAGATTGATCTTAACGAAGAAGATTTAGCTTCTTTATTTGAGGAAGACGATCTTTTTGAAGGTGCTGGAGATGTTGCTAGCAAAATTATGAACTTTATTAAGTCAGGCGGCAAGCTAGCTGACTTTATTCAGAAGGCGGCTTCGATCACAGGAGATGCTGCTGATGTTGAACAATTAGTTGGTGTTTATGCTGGCAACACCGAAGAACTAGAAAAGGATGCTCAAGCCCTAGAGGACATTATTAAGTCCCTAAGAGATAGAGGTTCGGTTGCTGCTTCACCAGTTTCTAAAAATTTAGAACTTTCTGAAAGCGACTTAGAATCTTTGTTTGAAGAAGATGAAGAAGATCCTCTTGATGCAATGGCAGACGCCATTATGGAAAAACTTAGAGTTGATACTGGTGCTGATCTCTCTGGCTGGGCTGGATCGAGATCAGAAGAAAAGAAGTATCAAATGGAAAGAGGGCTAGCCGCAAGAAAGTCAACTGGTGTTGATGAAGAAATTAAGGCCATGAAGAAAGCCCAAGAAGAACTTGTTTTTGAGAACAAGTCACTTAAGAAAAAGATTTCACAATTAGCTAGTGTTTTGGAACAAGCTAAAGACAACCTACAGGAAGTCAATGTTTCAAACGCTCGCTTACTATACACGAACCGTGTGCTTAGAAATACCTCCTTGAATGAGCGACAGAAAACTAAAATTGTCGAAGCTATTTCCAAAGCTGGTTCGGTTAAAGAGGCAAAGACAATATTTGAGTCTCTTCAAAGCACAGTGGCGTCTACACCAAATCGTAGACCACAATCACTTAGCGAAGCAATCTCACGTCCAAGCCAATTAATCCGCGCTTCTCGTCATCAAGACCAGAAGCCTGTCGATCCATTTACAGATCGATGGAAAAAACTAGCAGGTATTTAACATATATAAGGAGGTATAAATGTCTGGACTAATTGAAAGATTAACTGAAGGCGTAGTTAATCGTGACATGAGAGCAGAGTCTCATGCCCTACTCAAGAAGTGGGAACGCACCGGTCTTCTCGAAGGCCTTGACTCAGAAAGAAACCGTAACTCAATGGCTCGTCTACTTGAGAACCAAGCCAAGGAGCTTCTTCGTGAGTCTAACACCATGTCCGGTGGTAATGTCGAAGGTTTCGCTACCGTAGCATTCCCAATCGTTCGTCGTGTTTTCGCTGGACTTATCGCTAACGACCTTGTTAGTGTTCAGCCAATGAGCCTGCCATCAGGTCTCATCTTCTTCCTAGATTTCACCTTCGGCCCAGGTCTTGGTGAAAGCACTGACACTAGTGGTCGTTTCGGTAACACTACTACTCAGGGTGGAGCTTCTATCTACGGTACTAACCGTGTTGGTAGCCAAATCACTGGTGGTGTTGACCTTGTTGGCACTAATGCTGTAGACCTTTCTGGTCCTCGTACTTCTGCCCGTGGTTATGCCTTTGGTTCTGCTACTGGTTCAGTTACTGCTCAGACTGCTTCTCTTGCTATTCCAAGCAATGGTAGTTTCCCGCTTTCATCTTCAATGGTGGCAGCTAACAAGAAGCTTATTGAGTATGACATTGATGTTCTTGCTCTTGAGCAAGATACCGCTGATCGTTCAGTTCTAGTTGTTGATGTCGATATCTCTAGGCACACAACCGCTAATGCTGACCTTGATAACCTTTCTGCTTTCAAGGTGACTGGTTCACTTGCTGACCTATTCACTGGTTCAGCCGGTGGTCAGCCAACTTCAACCCTAACCCAGGTTCGTCGTCTAACCAGAAAGGTTGCTGCTGCTGATTCAGCTACTGGCAATGAGGCTATTCGCTATGTCTTTACCCACACAGCGAGCGTAAGCGGTGTTACTGTTAATGGCGACGGCACTCTTACTGTTCAGGTTCCTGAAGCTGATGCCCTCGACGTTGGTTCTGGTACTGCTCTTGGTGCTATCGGTAGTTACAGTTACCCACTAGAAGGTACCGCTAACATTCCTGAGATTGATATCAAGGTTGACTCAATCGCAGTTACCGCTCAGACCAAGAAGCTCAAGGCCAAGTGGACCCCAGAGCTAGGTCAGGATCTTAACGCTTACCACAACCTCGATGCTGAGGTTGAGCTTACCCAGATCCTCTCTGAGCAGATTGCTCTTGAGATTGACCGTGAGATCCTCGCTGACCTTGTAAACGGTGCTACTGCTGGTACCTTCTACTGGTCACGTTCTCCAGGTATGTTCCTTAACCGTGAGACCGGTGCTGAGGTTGGTGCTGCTGCTGCTGCTCCTGACTTCACTGGTACCGTTTCTGAGTGGTATGAGACTCTCGTTGAGACCATTAATGATGTTTCTGCTCAGATCCACCGTAAGACTCTTCGTGGTGGTGCTAACTTTGTGGTCCTCGGCCCAGAGATGGCAAACATCCTTGAGTTCACTAGCGGCTTCCGTGCCTCTGTAACTCATGACGACGAGTCCGGTTCAATCGGTGCTGTTAAGGCTGGTTCCCTTAGCAAGAAGTTTGATGTCATTGTTGACCCTTACTTCCTTCGTAACGTCATTCTAGTTGGTCGTCGCGGTAGCAGCTTCCTTGAAAGCGGCTATGTCTACGCTCCATACGTCCCACTACAGACTACTCCAACAATCTTCGGACCAGAAGACTTCGTACCACGTAAGGGTGTCATGACCCGTTACGCCAAGAAGATGGTTCGTCCAGATATGTACGGTCTAGTCGTCGTTCGTGGTATGCTTGGTGAGTCAGGCTCTAGCTCCTGATAGTCATCTAAGCTAAAACTTGGCCCCCTGCTTCGGCAGGGGGTTTTTGTTTTTAACAGACTATTTAACTAAAAGGAGATATAAAATGAATATCCGTAAAAGAAAACTTTTAAAACTAAAGGCAAGAATGGCAATGAAGGCTGATGGTGTTGCTGAAGAAGTGAAAGCACCAGAACCTGTCCTAGAGGCCGCTGTAGAACCTGAGCTTGTTCAAGAAGAGCCGGTCGTAGAGGTTGCTGTAGAACCAGAGCCCGTTGTAGAAGAGGCCAAGCCTAAAAGAAGAAGACGAAGAGCTTCTAGAGATAGTGAGTAAACTTCCCCCCGTTGTTACGGGGGTTTTGCTTATGCCTCCACTATTTAGTAAGTAAACAGGAGGCCATTATATGCCCACTAATCTATCTCCATCTTCTACAGTAAGCGCCATCATACTTCCTATAACAGGCTCTCCAGGCGATGTGGCTGCTACTTTACCATTTGGTGTTTATTCTGATTCAAATGAGTTCTTAAGCGGAGCAGCAGACCAAGTAGCTTATACCTATAAAAAACTTGGTGGTGATGTAATTGATATCGAACTTACTGTTGGTAACGTCTATTCAGCTTACGAAGAAGCTGTTTTAGAATATTCTAACATCATAAACTCACATCAAGCTTCCAATATACTTTCTGATGCTTTAGGTAATGATACGGGCTCATTTACAAGCAAAGGGGAGTTATCATCAGGAACAGATGCTTCTCTTAAGTATCCTAAGTTCCAAATAACTCAAGCAAGGAAGATTGGTGATGCTTTAGCAACTGAAGCTGGTTTTGGAGGAGTGACAAGAATTTACTCTGCCTCGTTCAAAGCTGTAAAGAATCAACAAGTTTATGACTTACAGGAAATAGTTGAGTCAGCATCTTTGTCTGGTGTAGATGATGCTGGAAACTCTGTTCCTTTCTCTGGGTCAGTTGATAACAAAAGAATTATAATTAACAAAGTATATTATAAATCACCAAGAGCTATGTGGAGATTCTATGGCTATTACGGTGGCCTAGGTGTTGTTGGAAATGCATCCACTTATGGCCAGTATGCTGATGACTCTACTTTTGAGATTATCCCATCGTGGCATAACAAGCTTCAAGCTATCATGTATGAGGATTCTATTTATACAAGAACTTCTCACTATTCATATGAGATTTCAGATAATAGACTAACACTATATCCAACTCCGTCTAACGATAACCTTTCGGGTGTTGATATGCCTAGAATTTGGTTTAGGTTTTATATTCAAGAGAACGCTTGGGATGATTCCAATAGCTATGATTCTGGTGTTAATGGAGTCAACAACTACAATACTTTGCCATTTGCCAATATTCCGTTTGTTAATATTAACTCTATGGGCCAGCAGTGGATTAGAAAATATGCTCTCGCTCTCTCTAAAGAGATGCTTGGACAGATTCGAGGTAAGTTTGCCACCATTCCAATTCCTGGCCAGTCTGTGAATCTAAACGCTAATGAGCTTCTTTCTCAGGCAAAAGAAGAACAAAGTAGTTTAAAAGATAAACTAGTCGAAATGCTTAAAACAATGGAATACAAAGAGCTTGCCAAGGCAGATAAAGAGAGGATTGACGCTTCTGTTGATGTTCTTGCTAAGATTCCAAATCCAATATTTGTGGGGTAATAAATGTCAGATAACGAATGGTCAAGACCTACAGCGCCTCCACCTCCTTTATTTCTTGGAGAAAAAGAGAGGAACTTAGTAAAACAGGTTAATGACGAACTAATAGAAAATGTCATTGGCCAGCAAATTCTCTATTATCCTATTGATATCGAAACAACTAATTTTAATCAAACTTATGGGGAAGCTATTGTAAAGACATTCCTGCCCCCTGTAAGAATTTACGCCCTAGTTGAGAGAAACACATTTGGTACAAAGTATCTTGACAGTATGGGCCTTGATAAAGAATATAGCATTACTGTATCTTTCCATAAGCGAAGACTAACAGAAGACCAAGATCTATATGTCAGAGAAGGAGACTTTGTTCTCTATGGCGATATTTACTTTGAGATTATGAAACTTGAAGAACCGGTACAACTATTTGGACAAGTAGATCACTTGTTTGAAATTAAAGCAACTTGTAAGAAAGCAAGAAAGGGTCTATTCGATGCTACCTAAAGATTTTAGCTTTGCTCAACTTCCGCCAGGAAGAAAAAACTTCACCCTAAGAGAACTAGGTATCTCATCTTCAACCTTAGAAGATATTGATTCAACATTCTTGAATTATCTAAAAGAAGACCTTGAGTTATCTACCACCACATCAGAAGGTTTTTTAAAAGTTCCAGTATTATGGATCTCTCCAGAGAGAGCATTCCAGATTAAAAACAACTCCCTACTAAGAGATGAGACAGGAACATTAAAACTGCCGCTTATATCTGTAGAGAGAACCGGACTAACAAAAGATCCTACAAAGAAAGGATCTTTTCAGGCCCACCTCTTTTCTGACAAGCTAAATGGAAGAAGCGGAAGGATGGTTATCGCCAAGCAAGTTGTTCAAGATAAAACCAGAGATAACGCTGTTGCTTCATCTAAAAATATTTACACTGGTGGCTCACAACAAGAGTATTTTCCCAGGGTAAATAAGAAGGTTATCATCAATACCTTAAGTATACCAATCCCTGTTTATGTAAATTTAGAGTATAAAATTACAATCAAAACTGAATACCAGACACAAATGAACGATCTTGTAACTCCGTTCATTACAAGAACTGGGCAAATAAATGCTTTTGTTTTAAGGAACAACAACCATTTATATGAAGCTTTTATTGAGCAGTCATTCTCTCCAAATAATAACTTATCTTCTTTGGCTGAAGAAGAGCGAATGTTCTCAACAGAAGTAAAGATAAGAGTACTTGGTTATCTAATAGGAGAGTCAGGAAACCAAGACAGACCACTGATTGAAAGAAAAGAAAACATAGTTAAAGTGTTCTTCCCATCCGAATCGGTTGTTCCAGATGGTAATGACAAATTAATTTAATTTAGTTGTCTTTCCGTTTGAGGTCAGAGTTACTATTTATTCTATGAAAAAGGTCATTTTTTTTTAAAGTGAGGAGCTAAAATGCCAGTTAAAAATTTTAAGTTTGTGTCCCCAGGTGTCTTCATCCATGAGATAGACAACTCTTTTACCCCGAGAGAGCAGGAAGGAATTGGTCCTGTAGTTATCGGTAGAGCCCCAATGGGAAGGGCCATGCAGCCAGTTAGATTTCAGTCTTATTCTGACTTTGTAACAATGTACGGAGATACTGTCCCCGGTGATGCTGGTGGTGACATTTCAAGATATGGTAACTACCAAGCTCCAATGTACGGAATCTATGCTGCTAAAGCACACTTAGTTTCTCAAACTACTCCATTAACCTATATTCGCTTACTTGGAGTTGAAAATACCAATGCTTCCTCAACTGGTAAAGCAGGCTGGCAGACCGAAGAGTCCTTATCAGACAATGGCGGAACTTACGGACTTTTCGTATTCCCTTCTGGTTCAGCCCTTGACCTTGGTACTGGTCGTCTAGCTGCCGTTTGGCACCTTAATAAATCATCCTCAATCGAACTAAGTGGTGCTGCTCACGTTGCTCCAAGTGGGACACCTGCTGATGTTCAAGGTATCGGCAAGGTAATTCAGGCCGATGGTGGAGAATTCACAGTTGTTGTGTCTTCCTCTGTTTCAAGCTACGGAGAAAAGAAAATTAAGTTCAACTTTGACGACAGTTCTTCCAAGTTCGCTAGAAAGGCATTTAACACTAACCCACATAAGATTCACTCTGGTCAGCTTTTTTACCCAGCAGCTTCTTTTGAGCCTTACTGGCTTTCCGAGACTTATGAGCAGTCATTGAGATTCAATAGCCTAATTGGTACTTCTGATTATAGAGGCGTAATTCTTCCAATCGCTCAGAGCGGTTCAACAACCACCTCGCCATCAAACATGAGAAGCGAGTACAAGGATGCGGCAACAGGCTGGTTTATTGGACAAGACCTCGATGGTGTCACTGGTTCATTCTCAGCAGCTTCACAGCAAAAACTTTTCAAGCTAATTGGTCTTGAGCAAGGTGAGTGGCTTCACAAGAACCTTAAGGTGACCATTGCTAACATTAAGAAGAGCACTACTACCACTAGCGAGTACGGAACTTTCTCAATTATTATCAGACAGCTATCTGATACAGATAACAGTCAGGTAGTTATGGAAAGATTCGACAACCTAAACCTCAACCCAGGTTCAAAAGATTACGTTGCTGCCAGGATTGGTGACCAATACTACAAGTGGGATTCCAGCGACCGCCTTCTAAAGCTTTACGGTGATTACCCTAACCAGTCAAAATACGTCAGAGTATTAATGAATGATGAAGTAGATAACGGGGCAGTAGAGCCAGCGTTGTTACCATTCGGATACTTCGGCCCACCAAGAATGGAAACTGTTACAGTAGCAGGACTTCCAGCAGCACAGTTCTCTAGCCTTTCAGGAAAGATGATCTCTGCCGATAAGTTAGGCTCAGGCCCAGTTCTTTCAGGAAGCACAGCAGCAGCAGCTTCAGGCTCTCTATCTGGTTCATTAGTGTTCCCGATTAACCAGTTAAGAGTAAGTGCTTCTGATGCTGGCCTATCTGATGATACAGACGCTTCATTCGGCTTCTTAACAACTAGAGCCCACACTACCGCTAGAAACGATGTCAGTGTTGCTGATATGCACAACATGCTTCTTGTAGGACTTTCTGGTGAAGATGCCGGCACAGCAACTGGAGTTTCCCAATACTCATACGTCTTTACTTTAAATGACATTGTTCTTGGTTCTTCTGGAAGCTACTACACTGATGGAGCCAGAGCCGCTGGAACCGCTGAGGCTGATTACTCAACTATTCTAGCTAGTGTAGATTCATTTACTGCTCCTTTCTGGGGTGGCTTCGATGGAGTTGATATCACCAAGCCAGATCCTTTCTACAACACTGGCATGGATGGTTCAACCGAGACTACTAACTATGCTTACAACACTATCAAGAGAGCAATTGATACTGTCGCTGACCCAGAGTTCATAGACATGAACCTAGCTGTAGTCCCTGGTTTAACTAACAACAACCTAACCGAGCATCTCATTCAGGTCTGTGAGAACAGAGCAGATTCAATGGCCATTATCGACTTAGGCGATGTTTACTACCCAAGACACGAAGTCTACAAGGCTTCTAAGCAGCTAAGAGTTGGCACCAAGACTGCCAGAACTGTTGCTGACGACCTACGAGGCAGAAGAATTAACTCTTCATATGGTGCTACCTTCTATCCTTGGGTTCAAACAAGAGATGAAACAAACGGCAAACTCGTCTGGATTCCACCAAGCGTAGCAATGCTAGGCGTTCTAGCTAGCTCTGCTAAGCAAAGTGAGATTTGGTTTGCTCCTGCTGGCTTCAACAGAGGTGGCCTATCAGACGGTGCTGCTGGTATCCCAATTACCTCAGTATCTAAGAGAGTAACCTCAAAGGAAAGAGATGAGCTTTACGCTGGGAATATCAACCCAATCGCTTCTTTCCCAAGCACAGGAATTGTTCTATTCGGCCAGAAGACTCTTCAGGAGACTCCTTCCGCACTAGATAGAATCAATGTTAGAAGACTAGTCCTATTCCTTAAGAAGCAAATCTCTGTACTATCTACTCAGGTACTATTTGAGCAGAACGTTCAGGATACATGGGATAGATTTGAAGCTCTAGTTGAGCCTCTTCTAGTCAACACAAAGATTAGATTCGGTATCTCTGAGTACAGACTAATCCTTGATGAAACTACCACAACACCCGATGTTATGGATCAGAATGCTATTTATGCCAAGATTATGATTAAACCAGTCAAGGCAATTGAATTTATAGCAATCGACTTTGTTATAGCGTCTCAAGGTGCTTCTTTTGACGACTAAACTATTTAAATTATAATTACAGGAGAAAACAAACAATGCCATTCTGGTCAGCAGATCATACAGCGAATCCAAATCTTAAAGATCCAAAAAGAGCTTTTAGGTTCAAGGTATCTTTCCAAGGAATTAATGACGGAGGACCAGCAGGTGGCGGTCCAATCCTTTGGTATGCTCAGTCCGTTAAGAGACCAAGTTTCAAAATTAGTGAAGTTGGTCACAAGTACTTAAACCACACTTTCTACTACCCCGGTAGAACTGAGTGGGAGACTATTGATTTAACACTTGTAGACCCTGTTAACCCAGATGTTACTGCTACTTTTGCTGATATCATTAGTACTGCTGGCTACAACCCACCACTTGGTCCAAGAGGCGGTGCTGGTTCACCCAACATGACTACCATGTCGAAAGCAAAGGCCGCTAACACTCTCGGAAGAGTAGCAATTATTCAGATGGACTCTAATGGTGACAGAGTTGAAAGATGGGATCTTTGGAATGCTTTTATCACTACCTTCTCACTAAGTGAGTTGAAGTATGACGGTGATGAGCTTTCCACTCTTCAGCTTACACTTAGATACGACTGGGCTAGAGTTAGAACCATGAACAACTCTGTTGCTACTGTTGGCTCCAACGCTAATGATTTTTGGAATGTTTGATTAGACAATCTATGAGAGGTGTTATTTGTCTAGAAATTCAGATAGGTTAGGAGGCCCTGTTCCAGCCTCCGACCCTACTCCACAAGCTGTAGATCAGCTTTTTAACTTTGTTGTTCCAACAGAGTTTATTGACCTTCCATCAAAGGGAAGGTTTTATCCATCGGGACACCCTCTTCATGGTGAAGAGACAATTGAAATTAAGCATATGACAGCTAAAGAAGAAGATATGCTTACTTCTAAAACATTACTTAAGAAAGGTGTAGCTCTTGAAAGAGTCATTGATTCACTAATCGTTGATCGTAGAATCAAAGCAAAGTCGCTTTTAGTAGGAGATAGAAATGCTATCATCATCGGTATTCGTCTTCATGCTTACGGTCCAGAATACAAGACAACAGTAGGCTGCCCTTCTTGTCAAGAGAAGAGTGAATACTCGTTTAGTGTTTCCGAGTCTAATATCTTCTATGGAGAGGAGGTCGAGGAAGTCACAGCAAATGATGACGGTACCTTTACCACAACTCTACCAGTCTTTAAACTATCAACTACTTTCAGACTACTAACTGGCTATGATGAAGACTTGCTTCAGAATAAAAGAAAGGTAGGTTCTGACACTTATGAGACAAATATCTCTTCTATACTTAAGAAGATGTTGGTATCTGTTGAAGGGCACGATGATCCAAGAGCGATAGATAAGCTCATTGAACATATTACTTCAAGAGATTCTAGGCATCTAAGAAATAGCTATAAGAAGGTTGCCCCTAACATTGATTTAACTCAGTTATTTGAATGTGGTAACTGTTCATTTAGTGGGGACCTGGAGGTTCCTCTTAATCCTGAATTTTTTTGGCCTGACCGATAAATATTCAGAAAACGTATATGAACAATTCTTCTTCTTAAAATATCATGGTGGATGGTCTCTAACTGAATCCTATAATCTTCCAGTAGGATTAAGAAATTGGTTTATGAAGAGACTTATAAAACAGAAAGAAGATGAAAAAGAGGCGATTGAGGAAGCTAGAAATGGCACAAAAGGTGGTAGAGGTGGAAGTCAAGGATTAACTACTGACAACCAACCACCTCCACCACAAGGCTATAATTTCGATACTTGATAAGCAGGGCACAGCCCTGCTTTTTTTTATCAAACTATTTAAAACTACAAGGAAAAGTATTTAAATGGCTACATTAGACGAACTTATAGCAGCAATGAATAGAATGGCGGCTGAACAAGCAAAGACCAATAGAATACTTTCTGAAGTCGTCAACAACACTCGTAACGATGGTAGCCCTACTAGCCCTACTATCACTATGTCAGCCTCAGAGGCTGCTGCTAGCGACCCTATGGACTCTGCTTCAATTGAATTATTAAAGGAACAACTACAGAACGAAAGTGCCATCCTAAGAAGCAAACAAATAGAGCTTAATCAAGCAATCTTAGATAAAGATGAAGAAAAGATTCTTGCTTTGAGAGCACAGATTAGTGAATACCAAAAAATTCAATATCAAGCTCAGAGGACTCTTCAAAACTACAAAGATATGGAGGGGTTTGGTAAAGACTTTGCTAATAGTATTGCTGACTCGGCTAAAGGAATGATGTCAGGCAATCTAAATCTTCAAAGTATTCGTGGGACCATCAAAGGACTTACTGAAAAAGGTAAAGACTTAATCAATCTATCAAACCTAGAAGAATTTGATTTTGCTGATCTATCAGCAAAATTTAAGGACATGAAAAATGGTATAGCTCAAGTAGTTATTGACTTAAATTTAGAATTCTATCAAAAGATTTTGGACCTTGCTTTAGAAATCGAAAAACTTGAAATAGATGTTAGAAAAGCCACTGGAGCTTCAAAAGAGTTTGCTAAAGATATGAGAGACTTAAGAAATGAAGTAATAATGACCGGCGCCTCTATTCAAGACTTAGGTAAATCTCAAATCGCTCTTGCTAAAGGGTTTACTGACTTCACAATGACTGGAAAAGAAAGCAGGCAAGAACTTCTAAAGGTCACTACTGTTCTTGATAGGCTTGGATTTCCAGCCGAGACTTCTGCTAAAGCAATACAAGATTTAACAAAAGGCCTAGGTATGTCTACATCAGCCGCTGGAGCTATGTTAATTGAGTTTGAAGCCCTAGGCAAGGACATTGGTGTATCTGCCGGCCAGATGGCTCAAGACTATGAAAAAGTCTCTAACAACATCCTCAAGCTAGGTGAACAAGGCCCTCAAGCATTCAAAGACTTGGCTGCTGCTGCTAAGATTACTGGACTTGAAATACAAAAAATCACCGGCATGACCGATAAGTTTGATACTTTTGATGGTGCTGCCGAACAGGTTGGCAAACTAAATGCTGCCCTTGGTGGAAACTTTGTCAATGCTATGGATTTGATGATGACTGCCGATCCAACAGAAAGATTTGAAATGATTAGAGATTCAATTCTTGATGCTGGTTTATCTTTTGAAGAAATGTCATACTATCAGAAAAACTTCTATGCTGATGCTCTTGGTTTATCTGATGTCTCAGAACTATCCAAAGCTCTTTCAGGCGATATGGATTCTCTTAATGGCTCAATGGGACAAACTTCTGCTGAAATGGAAGCTGCTGAAGAAAGAGCAAAAAGCCTACAAACATTTCAAGAAAGTTTACAGAATCTTTTCGCTTCGTTTGTTCCAGTCCTCAGTCCAGTAATTGATATGTTACAAGATCTGGCAACTTTTTTACAAGAGAACGCCGAGACAGTTAAAAAAGTGATTGGCGTGCTTTTAGTGCTTGGTGGCGTAATCACTGTAATTGCTAGTGGTGGTGCTACTCTCCCTATAGTTGCCGGTGTTTTGACATCGTTATCTGGCGGTTTAATTAGTTTTGGTGACGCTGGTAATGACAGTATAGGAAAGTTTATTGACTCTTTTGGTCGTTTGAAGGATACTTTAGGCCCATTAGGAAAAATGGTTTCTGACTCTTTTGGTCGTTTGAAGGATAGTTTAGTTGCTAGTTGGAAGGCTGCCGAACCATTCAGGAAAGCCTTATTCATAATTGCAGAACTACTTCTTACTGTTGTAGGTGCTGCCTTAATTGTTCTAACTTCAGTATTTTTTGATCTAGTAGCAATTATGGTAGATGTAGCTTCTTTTTTTAACAAGCTTTTTAATCTCTTTAGTGGTTTCGGTGTTCTTATTAATAGTATTGTGATAGCATACCAATTATTAACAGATGAAAACTATAGTCTATTAGACGGTTTTAGAGATTTTGTTGCTGGATTTATTGTGTTGTTTGAGCCTGTTCTTTTCATTCTTGACACGATGTTTAATACATTACTTGGAATTATAAATCTAATACCAGGAGTTGAACTTGAATCAAATCTTGCTGGTTCAGTTAGTGGATTTGCTAAAGACACTGTAGCTAGTGGCAAGTCAGAAGGTCTTGGCCTAACGCCAATGGCAGAAGGAGGTATCGTCAAAGGACCTACACCTGCCCTTGTAGGTGAAGCAGGCCCAGAAGCGATTATCCCCTTAGATCAATTAGCAAGCGTTGCTATGAGCATAATAGCGGCCCCTATGGCTGGGCCAGCAAAAATGGTAGAAAGCGTAATTAGCTCTGTGACAAACACTACCAATGAGAAAAATACAAATAAAGAAGTTAGTCAAATAGTTGTTAACTTGACTCTTGATGGTAAAGTTATTGATAAAAAAATCATTGATGTAGTTAATAAAAAGGCTCTTGACTCACTAGTAGGATTATAATGGATTATATCTTTAATAATAACAAATATTACACTGATGGTCAGGCTCTAAGTACTGATGGCACTGATGCTTATGCTAACTTAGACTTGATGTTTGTGTCTTTCTATCATCTTCCAAGTGGCCAAGCATTGTATTTTAAAGCAATAATGACAAACTTAGATGATAATTACCAATCTCAATGGAAAGAAGAAGATGTGTACGGTAGAGCAGATCCAATCTACACCTATCAAAGTACAAAAAGAAATATTAACTTTAACCTTGTTGTGCCTTCCTCTACAATTGGCGAAGCAATGGAAAACTTAGCCAAAGTACAAAAAATGATTCAGTTCAGCTATCCTTACTATGAAAAATCTGGCTTTGCTCAGACGATCACTCAGTCTCCTCTTGTAAGACTCAAAGCCTTTAACCTTATAAGCAGCAACAATCATGCTCCAGTCTCCTTGTCTAATGAAGGGCTTAGTATTTCAAAAGAGCCTAAGTACGGTTTGCTAGGATTTTTAGCTAATATCAACATGGACCCACAAGTGGCAGAATCAGAAATAGGCGCTATTACTGGAGAAAACGTAGTTATACCAAAAACTATAAAGTTTAACCTTTCTTTCACCCCCATACATGAAAATCCTCTAGGTTGGTCTTCAGATGGATTCTCTACACCAAGTAATAGAAACTTTCCTTATAATATAGACCAATCTTTAGATGGTGCCGTTCAATACGATGTTGAAGCAGTTGAGGCTTCATATGATAGTTTTGACCCTGATGTAGAAGATGCTGAAGACGATGATGCTGGAACACCTGATTGGGCTTCAGCCTTGGAAGAGAACGCAAAAGCAGCAGCCTCTGGTGATGGTGGCGGTGATGACGCTCCTGTAGAATTTGAGGATTTCTTCTAAGATGTCAAGATATAATAAATTTAAAATAATTAAAACAAAATCTGAAGATCGTGAAAGCTTAATTGATCGTAGAGGTTCAAGTCAAATAGAACACTTTGAATCAATTAAAATGCACAACCCAGATTTCAGCGAAAGAACAAAAATTCTAACTAAAACCTATGTTTGGAAACTAGGAGATAGACTATATCTCTTGGCAGATAAATATTATGGAGATTCTAGGTTTTGGTGGGTAATCGCTTGGTATAACTCTGTACCTACTGAGGCAAATTTAAGGCCCGGAGCAGTTATTGAAATACCATTAAATCTAGAACAAGCTTTAAATGTACTGAAGGCATAGAATGGCTGAACAAACCGAAGAAGAAATTGAAAAGTGTAAGTCTGATTTTAATGACTTAAATAGAAATAAGACAGTTGGATTACTATTCAATAGATTAATCTCAGAGCTTGACAATTTTGTCAAAAACTTAAATCCAACTTTAGCAAAAGTAAGAGACATTTATTTATTCCAGTTCCCTTCAGATGATGAAGCGAAAGGGTTTTTTACTGATCCTGTTTATATTTCAGTTCCGCCCGGTGTAGCAGATGACTATACCTCACTTTCTACTTTTATTGCTAGACGAGATGTTATAAAAGCTAACTATAATAAATTTTTAAGCATTGAATCGAAACTATCGAATCTTACAGACCTTAGCGATGATGATTCTCTTACAATTCAAAACTACAGAGATTTATCAAAAAAGTTTGAAGAACAAAACCTAAACTTATCAGAGTATGATCCACAATTCTTTGAGATTTATAACCGATGCTCTCCTTCTGAAGATTCAGATTGGGAAGAGAAGAGGGCTAAAGAATTAGCTCAAGAAGAGATAGACAGACTTGGTGATGAAGAGATCACTGATGAAGAACGAGAACAGATAGAAAAAGAAGCCAGAGAGAAAGCGGCAGCAGAAGCTGAGAAAAATGGCAAACGAGGCACAACCTCTTCTTCAACATCTGGCGGTGCCACAAATACGGAAGAGTTTGGTGCCAGATATCTTGAAAAAACCACTTGGTCTCCTTCTTGTTTCTTATTGAACTTGGCCAGTCAATTTGCAGTATATAAGCAATCAATTTCCTCTGAAAGACAACTACCCTATGATGGAACAGACCAAAACTCTTCTCTCTTAATAGATGGAGATCCATTCAGTTTCTTAAATAAATTAACACAATATCCTTCAACACATGCTTTCTTCAATATAACTAACCATGAGATTGCTTCCCTACAACCTAAGATAAGATTATTTAAAATAGTGTCTTCAAAAGAGCTAGCAGAAGATGGGAGAGCTTTAGAAGAAGAGATAGAATTTAACTTTGATTCTCATGCAACAAATAATGATATACAAAGCCTTTTGAAAGATAAAAATAAAAGAGGGTTTGGTGCCGGTATCAAGAGCTTTTCTTATGAGCTTAAGGGTTCTAACCCGTTTAGTGTTAAAAAAGATATTCTAGCTTCATTAGAAATCTATGCCTCTTCTTTTGATGAGCTTCTTAAAGATAGAGGTGGGTACAGTTACATTGACTTTGCTTTAAAGACTGGTGATCCAAGAAAGCCTCCAGCAGAAGAGGACTCAGATTCCGATTTAAAAAAGTTAAACTTTAGACTAAAAGCTATTGTTGGGTGGTCTTACCCTATTGGTAACGCCAAAGTTCTTAGATCTCCAGAGCTAAAGAATGCTATTTATAACTCTTATGCGACTTTAAACTTAACTCCTGTTACTCATACTTTCAATATCAATACTGATGGCTCAGTTGTTTTTAAAATAGAATACTTTGCCTTTATTCAAGATTTCTTTGAGCAGCCAGCATTTAATATTTTTACAGATCCAGATATTATCTCACAATCACTGGTTAGAAAATCAAGAATTAAGGCACTTAACAAGAAGTGCTCAACAGAAGAAATAAACAAAGTCAAAGAAGCAGAAAAGACAAGGATACAAGGAGAGAAGAAAGCTTTAATTAAAAGCTTAATATCGTCTTTATATGACAATAATAAAGTCTTTCATGTAACTATTAAGCCTGAAGATTTAGAAAGAGCAATTGATGAAGGCCCATATTTTGATCTTTCTACTTTAGGTGCTGGAGCAATAAGCACCCCTGATTCTGCCGCCTCTGATACTTCAGCTACAGTAGAATCTAGCGTAGAAACAGAATTTGAAGAAGCCGAAAACCCTTCAGATGATACTCCTGATGTCTCAGCAGTAAAGAATTCTTTGATGACAAGACTGACTGATTCTGATCCAAACAATAACACCGTAAAGGTTGTTTTTGTCAGTGATCTGTTCGATAGTATTTTAACAAATATAGGAAATAATCTTGATACCGTTGTTCAATCTTTGAAGAACGAACTAGGAAGTCTAGAAGACGAAATAGAACAAGATGAATTAAATAAAGAAATAGATAAGCTTGAAAGGTTTTCTTTCAATTTTGCTCAATTCAGGCTTTTGTTAGGGCCTATAGAGCTTACAACTTATGAAGAAGGGAACAGACTTAAACATATAAGTTTAGGTGACTTACCAATTTCTTTAGATGAATTCTTATCTTGGTTAACGAATAAAGTTTTAGGGACTGACAAAGTTGTTTATTCATTAACGACATTTGCTAATGACTTTTTCAATAATTATCTAAAATCTTATGTTAGAAATCCTAAGTGCTATGCTTATAGCACAAAACAGAAAGTGATTTTGAATCAGAATATTATTACTTCTTATAGAGATGTCAATACAGAAGAAGATCAATTAACTAAAAAAATAAAGCAATTAGGCCTCCCCGGCAGATTAAGTTTGGATAACTCTGCCGTAACTTCCATATTACCACTTCTACATCCGGCTGGCAACCCAGGAGATCCAAGATCTAACCCAGGTTTCCAAAATCAAATAAACTACCTTGTTTTTAGTGCTGGTCGTGTTACACCTTCTGAGAGGCTCGTTGGAGATGAAAGCTACGATAAAGAGATCGGCATCTTTCATTATTATTTAGGGAAAAACAGTGGTATTGTTAAAAACATAACTTTAGAGAAAGCTTCTTCAAATGGACTAAAAGAGTTGAGATTTGAACAAGAAGGATATGATGGTTTGACACAATTAAGAGAAATATATAATGTTAAAATTGATACTATTGCCTATCCAAACATCTACCCAGGAACTTATATCTATGTTGATCCTAAAGGCTTCTCACCTAACTCTCTTTCTTCTCTCTACGGAGATGGGAAAAGTTTTAACTTGACAAAGTTTGGAGTAGGTGGTTATTGTATGGTGATTGGTGCAACTCATAGTTTTGCTTCGGGAGAAGCAAGTACCAGTATAACAGCTAAATGGGTAGCCGGAACAACTACCTATCTAGATGTTGAGAGTGAGGCAGATAGTGGATCTTCAACCACAACTGGTGACGGGACTCCAACTTGTGATATTAAAGAGGATCTACTCTGATGCCAATTAAAAAGGATAATAAGACAACTAGCTTTGATCTATTTTACTCAAGAATAGAGTTTAAAAATAAATTAAATGAAGAAAGTAAAAAGTATAAAAATGTAGTTAATTTTAATTTTGGTGAAAAGCTTTATTATGGAAGAGTAAATAAGAATTTCGTTCCTATTACTCCAGATCTAAACAAACTGCCACTCAGAGCCACAGAAAAAAATCCAGAAGTTTATCTGCTTAACTTTGTAACAAGAAAGGTAAACGATCTTTCTAGAGAGTTTGACCTATTAGGTTTAAAAGGTATACTAAAAGCTGATAGTAAAATTAGTTCTTTAAAGGCTACTAGAGGATATGTTGATCCAAATGTACTTTTTTCTGATCATATAGAATTAATAATAAAAACACTCAAAGCAAGTCTTAAAGTGACCCCAAACTTCTCTTCGTTAGAAGAGTTTATGATCTTTATAGAGCCAATAATAAAGAAGATTTCAGTACAAATACCAGTGACTTACATCAACTTTCTAAAATCTAAGCATTGTTATGTTAATTGCTCTGGTTTGGCCTTTGAATATATGGATTTAAAATTAGATAATGATAAAGATAAAGTAGAAAAAGTAATAAATGACTTAAACTTCCCTCTAATAGCAGATTTAGCAAATAAACATGGGTTTATGATTGATATGTTTAATCCAAATAGATTGGTTGCCGACCTTGGCTCAGCATCCATGATGAACTCTTATAAAATTTCAGGTTATTCTAATTCTAGTGGTCTATTAAACTTTGGTTTTCAAAACCAGACCATAAATTCTTTTTTAATTTTCAAAAGCTTATTATTGAGACTTTATAATGAGATTAAAAGAAATGATTATATCGACTCTTGTGGTGTCAAAATAACACCATTAAGCTATAAACTAAAAGATTTAAACAAATATGATGATTCATTAGTAAGACTTTACTTAAATCTTAGACAAATAGAAGAAAAAGTATCTATTTCTATTCCTACAAAAATAAACAACTTAGACTCTCTTCTTTTGAGGTCTGAACAGGTTCTTTGTAGCCCGCTTGACAGACCAGGCTCCGTGGGGTATAAGAGGAGAAGCTCCCAAGCAAGGATGGACAGTGATATTTCAGACACTTGATGATAAAAAAGAATGTGTTGGTGTTTACTCTGATGGGAAAATTGAATTTGACAGCATCCCTCAGAACTTAACCAAGACATGGAAGGCTTCATCCTCCATTAGAGGTCCAAATATTGATTATGCTTGGATTTATGCTAATGGCCGCTCTCTTGATGAGGTTTGCCCAGAGGATATAAAGCCAGAACTAAAGGAAATTAGTAGAAAATTTAAAGCTTATATAAAGGCTTTCAATATTGCTAATGTTCCAATGAATGAAGTATGCTTTTTTGACCTTGTTCCTATGAGTTTTCTTCTCAATTGGTGTAGGGTGAAGAGTGAAATCTGTGAGTTTGTGTTTGAAAGCTTCGAGAGGCCTAAAAACCATGATCATCTAGCCAGAGTTCATGAACTTCTTGTTGATATTAGTCATCAGAAGCTAAATGTTAACTCTGATGGATGTCGTGGGCTTTATGTTGGTGCTAGATTGAGGCCGATCGCAATAAAAATGCTTGAAACCAATCCCTATATCCATTATAATCTATATGGAACCAGCACAGGAAGGCTAACAAACCTTTCTTCTGGTTTCGGTCTTCTGACCATAGACAAAAAGCTTAGAAAGTTGGTAAAACCAAACAATGATTGGTTTGTTTCTTTCGATTATAACGGTGCTGATGTTCGTTCCTTTCTTGGTCTTCTCGGTGTTGAGCAGCCCGAAGAAGATATCCATGATTGGAATGTAAACAACCTATTTGGTGGCTCTTTGGGAGCAAAAAAGCATCTAAATCGTGAAGAAGCTAAGGTAGGTTTCTTTTCTTGGCTTTACAACCCAAAAGACAGTACTTTTAGCAACAGTTTCTATGATAGAGAAAAGGTATTGGAAAAATACTACTTGAATGGTAGTGTTACAAATCCTTTTGACAGAGTAATTGAAGTCGAGGAAGAGAAAGCTTTGAGTTATCTTGTACAGAGCACTACAAATGACTTGACGCTGGACCGAGCAGTGGTTATAAGTAAGCTGCTGGAGGGAAGACCATCGTTCGTCTCCCATCTGGTTCATGATGAGATTGTTATTGACTTCTCTTTTGAGGACAAAGATATTCTTCCTGAACTAAAAGAAGTATTTAGTAATACCAAGCTTGGTAAGTTTAGAACAAACATATCGGCTGGGAAAAACT